GAATAGTTTTGCTTTTTCTTTTTCGGTGGTTGGTGTCTCTGTTATGGGTGTGCCTAGGAACCGGCATCCCCAACCTTTGCAGGTAGGAGTGAGAGAACAGTGAAGGGCGTTTGTTCTCTCACATGAGCAATTTTGGATATATGGGTTCATTAGTCTAATGAAATCCGATCTGTAATTTGTGTTATTTCAGGATTGAAGAAATATATAGAAGAACTGATATCTTTTCCGCCAAGGCTATTATTTCCTCTATATTTGAATTTGGCTCTATATCCTATAAAATCTCCTTTATATTCTTTTTCTTTTGTGTCATACACGTTTTTTAAGCTATCTTCCATGTGTTCAATAATTGGAATACTATCTTTCATCACCTGGATTCTTTCTTTATATAATTCTGGATATCTTGAATTTACCTCATATTCAGCTTTTTTTGACGACAGGGCAGATTGTAGTTCTCTTATAGCTTTGCCTTCTTGGCTATCCATAAATAAAGTGAATGCAGAATCTACTTTAGATATTTCTACAAATTCATAACTATTCCAATCTTTCATCGTTGTTTTTAATTCTGATTCGATAACCTCTCTTGCTTTGTCTTCATTTGATTTTTCACATGAACAAAGTGCAGTGATTGCACATACTAATAAAATGATCTTTTTCATAAGCTTATTTTCTTTTGGTTGGTGATTTTCTTGTATGAGGTCGTACATAAGTTCCATCTTTTCTATAATATCCTTTTACTTGTACTCGACCTGTACCAGTGGAACGTGAAGGTGAATATGAGGATTTTGTCTTGATTGATTCTGTAAAATCTATTCTTTTTCCTTTAAAGTAATAGGTGGAATCTGTAGAGTTAAAAGTTAGATGTTTTATATCTTTAGAGGATATTTGTATAGGGTTTGATAAATTATAAGTTCCACAAATATATCCTTTATGACTTCCATATTGGGCTTTTTTTACAGTGCTACGACTCTCTTTGATAACTATATGTTTTCCTTTAGGAACATACATATAAGGAAGAAAATTATCTTTTGTAGGTTGTAAATCTATTTTAGATTCTGTTTGATATATATAATATTTACCTGATGAACATCCCGTCATTAATATGGTAAAAATTAATATTAAGAATAATATCTTTTTCATAAGCTAGTTTTTTGATTATCCGATTTTGTTTGATTGTGTGAATTTAAATACTCTACTGCCTTTTGGTACTTTTCATTAAATTCATTCATCTTTTTATTATATATCACTGTGTCTTTAAATAATTCAAAGTCTTCTTTAATATGTGCTTTCTCTGTTTCTGCATTTTCTATAATATCTTTATAATACTCTATGTTCTGTTGTTCAACGACAGAGCGCCATAAGAATATAGGGACCAGTAAAAACAATGAGAGTAAAATATATAATATGCCTGCTTTTATTAGTGATTTTCGCTCGGAAGGATTACAAGGTACTTTTATTCTTATATCTTGTTTTACATGTCCGTTCAGCCTGCGCCCATCTTTATATCTTCTATCTGGTACAAATTGTGCAACTAAAACAGATTTCTTCATGAATACTGTTTTTTGAAAAAATTTCATGATACCAAATATGAATATAATAATAGAAGGTACTACTAAAATAGCAAAAAATAAAGAAACAATATAGAGTACTATTTTAATGCCAGCGTTATATCTAAATAAAGATACTTGAAACCCTTCTGCTTCTGCTCTTAATCTTAATTCTTCGGGGGAGATGACCTCATTGGTTGATTCATCGAAAAATTGGTTATGTGTATTTTTTCCGATACCTCTTATTGGGGTACTATGTGCATTCCCATAAATAGAGTTACTTATCACTTTCCCTCCATCTCGTCCCACTTGATTCACAGCAGACCGTATAAACCCTTTTGCTAAATCTTCAGTAAAATTTCCCATTAAATTTATTGCTATTTTTTATGTTGCCAACAGTAGATGCTTCCTTTTTCTGCATTACGTTTACATTGGTCTCCATCTTTAGTTATTGCCTGACATCTTTGGTTGTCGTCTTCATCGCTACATGCTTGCAAAAATGTTGGTAATAAAAAGATTGAAATTAATAGCAGTGCCTTTTTCATAATCTTGTGTTTTAATTAATTTAATATTCGATTGTTATTCTTATTTTATCTTCTTCTAGGTCTAACTGATTCTATAACATTGAAAATCTGTTTTACATCGCACAAATCAATAACTCGATCAGGGTACATATCATTTAATGAATGAATAGTAATAGTGTGATTTTCCACATCATGATCTATAATGCGCTTAACTATGATTCCATCGGTGTGCACTATAACGAAATCCCATTTGCGAAGATGTAATTTGGAAGTTGCCCAAAGGTATGGAGCGATTTCACGACAGTAAAGTCTATCGCCTTCTAGATAGCTTTCTTCGGTTCCATTATTCATACTATCTCCTTTGACCTCAAAGGCTATATAATTTCCATGTCCTTCTTTATCTACTATAAATGGTATTTTAGGTAATTGCTCCATGTAAGATGCGTCTGTGTATCCATCTAAATAACCCGCATAAGCGAATTGATTAACTAACGGGATATAAACCACGTCTTGTTGGATGGGCGTAGCTTCATTATATTGGGGTGTATTATTGGTAGTTTTGAGCATTTCGCCTTCTCCTGTAAGTAGCCAAGTAGGATTTACGTCAGGAATTTTAGACAGTATTTTATCTAAAACACTTTTTCCGATTCCTCTTTTTCCACTAACCCATCCACTTGTAGTAGATGTTTTCTCATTCATGAAATTAGCAAATTCCATGTTATTATCATGGAAAAAGTATTTTCTTACTTCTTTAATCCTTTCAAATACTTCCATATTACAGGTTGAAGATTCGCATTATTGTTAATAAATCTTTTATTTGCGAATTAAATTCGCATAAAATTTGCATGATTCGCAAAAGTGCGTATCTTTGCAACATCAAACAACATCCAACACCACAAAGGTGCAAAGTTTGAGCGAGAAAAGCAAATTTTTTACATAACTAAAAATAGGTAAGACGATGAACGCATTTACATTTTTGACAGAAAACGGAAAATTCAATAACAGTGAGATTATGAAACACGCTCACATTTTGAAGGCGTATCGTCGTATCTCTTTGAGTGAAGCCTTGAAAAAGGCTTGGTTTCTGGCAAAGAGACAGCAAAGAGAATACAGAGAGATTGAAGAGGAAAAGAAGTCTTTCAAGCCGGCATTCAATGCAAGCAAGGGAAATGTATTGAAAGCGTTCTTTGCCGATAAATATACTAACTATGATAGTTCTTGGAGGTAATTATGAGTACAAAACAGATTAACGAGGAGTTAGCTTTCCTTCGGAAATACGTGGTAGATTTGGAAGGAATGGATGAAACGATTGTTCAGCGATTGACCACCACCAACAAGACTAAGAAAGAGGTTATTAATTACTTCCTAAGTCTAATAAGTGATTACGAAGCCCTGTTAGGTTAGAATCTACGGAAGAAGCGAGCGAAACGCTTTCAGGGCACAATGGTAAACCGATGATTCCTAATTCGGGATGGGAGGCTTAACCCTCAAAAATGAAGCCGTGTTCAGGGCACGTTAAAGTAGCCTGCGCAGATAAGCAGTATAGCCGATGCGAAGTATAGCGTAATAGCCAACCAGCGATGATATGAGCGGAAGGAAGCAACGTGAGTAAGTAATATATCGAAAAAATCAGTCTGAAAAACATCGTCTTTATCAGTAAGAAAACGGGGATAGGCGTCCGTACGCTGATTACAATATAGCCCGTACAGACTGTTATACTGTTTGCGTGATGTCTTGATCGGATCAAGGTGCGGGCACAAACTTTTAATTTCAATATTTATATGAAAGATAGTGATGATATTGTTATGGGTATAAAAATAATCATTGTTATATTGGGATTTATAGCTGGTATATTATTAGGAAAATAATATTTTAATGGTTTTTACTATGTGGGTGTACAGTCTGCGAAGATAGTACACCTTTATTCGTTTGAATTTCGATAAGTCCTGTATCTGACGTGGTACAGGCAAATGGATAAGTGGCGGAATTGGTAGACGCTTAGTTTGATAATACGGCTGACTAGCCTCGAAGCAAGAAAGACGATCGGGGAAGTCAGAACCACAATTGAAACGTACAAACGAAATCTTGCAAATCCCGGTTCAACTCCGGGCTTATCCACAATAATAATCAAATAATTAATCTTATGGCAAATAAAAGACTAGAAGTAATCACGGAAAATGTGCTTCGTACTAGAGGGATAAAAGTATCAAAATACCCAGAAAGTGTTTCTAATGGACTTGATGAAATGGAAATTGGGCAAGTTTTTGGTTTCTTACCTAAAAATCCCAATGTACTGAACTCTACAATTAGTAGAAAAAGAAGAGCCTCGTGGAATTGTAAAGAATGGGATGTATTAGGAATAGATCCATTAAATAAAATCTGTTTTGTTAAACGTACATTGTAATGGAACCTTTATCTCAATGTGAGTACCAAGTAGCCCATGAAGTAGCAAAAGGTCATACTCCTGATGAAATAGCGGATTTACTTAAAAAGTCGGTTTGGACGATAAAAGCGCAAATACGGGACATTCATAAGAAACTAGGCATTAATAACAATGTCGAGCTTACTTTATATATGCTATGTGATAGGGCAAAAAGAAATTTCGATCTGAAAGAAATACGAAAGTATGGAATTGAATTTTTCTTCTCTGTATGGTTCTTCATTTTAGCTATAACTCCTAATTTCCAAATGGATATGAGAAGGTTAAGAATGCGTTCCAGTGCTCGAATATCGGCAAGGGCTGTTCGACCTAAAAGAGATAGTTATTTGATGTTCGCTGCCTAATATTAACTATAAAAATATGTTCTATGAAAACAATTCATAAAATACAGAATATAATTGCGGTCATTGCTTTAGGAATGTCTATGCATTTAGCAACGCAATTGGAAATAACTACCAAAGAGACTATATCAGCCACTATAATGGTAGTCCTTACTATATTAATGCTACTGGAAAGAAGCTCTAAGGAAATTCATCAAAAAGAATAGGAGGGTATATGGATGATCCCATTATTAGCCAAGCTATACAGATAGGTATTAAATTTGGCATTGAAGCATATAAGAATGAAAGAAGTGCAAATCTCAAAAATAAAAAAATTCTTATATGCAAATCCGATGCGGAAGACCGTTTCGGAAGCGGAGTTCTTAAAAATTTAGAGAAAAGAAAACTTATATATCCATATCAATTTGGTATTGAGGAAGTAATGGATGAAGAAGGAGAACCAATCAAAAAAGCAAAAGGGTATATTTATTATAAACTATCCGACTTAATAGAAGCGATAGAAAAAGGCAATATTCTAAAATGTCTTCAAAATCGCAAATAACTATTCATTTATTAATTAACCCAATGCCGACACCCCAGGATGTCGTAGAGTGCAAGCCTCTGTATTTTATTTTAAATGTTCTATACTATCCTAGTGTCCGTTGGTTCGGTATCTAGGAACAAAATTTTGTCGTTAAAATGCAATTTCGGAGGCGTCGGTTCGTGAGGATAGGCGCTTTATTTATTTCGATTAACCACTTTAATAATATATAATCATGTCAGAAACAATAACAGGATTTAAGGGATTTGATAAAGACCTTAAGTGTAGAGACTACCAATATGAGGTAGGAAAGGAGTTCGAGGAAAAAGGAAAGATTAAAGCTTGTTCAAATGGTTTTCATTTTTGCGAAAATCCTTTCGACGTATTAGGGTATTACCCGCCATCTACCGAAAAAGGATCGAGCAGATATTGTATAGTGAAAGGAAGCGGTAATATTGATAGGGATGGTGATGATTCCAAAGTAGCTTGTTCCAAATTACATATTTCAGCAGAAATAGGACTAAAGGGAATTATAGAAGCAGGAGTAAAATTTATCTTAGACAAAGTAAATTGGAAAGATAATAAAGAATCGAACACCGGAAACTATTTAGCAGCAACGAACACCGGAAACTAT